AATTCTTATCCGTATACCTTTCTTTTAGAATTTGATGAGCTTCGCTGCTCACTTCTAGAACTTTGTTATTCTCACGTATATATAACATTTGAAGTTCTTTTAAAACGTCTTCTAACTCAACCGAATAAGATATATTAACTCTCATAAACTTTTGCACCTCTTTCTTAAGTCTAATTTAATTGATTTGACTAGTCAAGTCTTTTTATGTTGCTAATGATTTATATATGGCAGCTACTGCTAGCGTGGCAACGGAGGTAATAATTATCCAAATTAATTTTGAGGATGTACCCTTCCAACTTTCTAATTCGCGCAAGCGGGCATAAAGCCCTGAGTCGGGGTTATATACAGCTTCTTTAATCTTGCCGATATCCTCAGCCATTTCATCTTGTTTTTCTTTTACTGTGTCTATACTTTGTAACATACGATCAAACTTTCCATTAACCTCTGCCCACGCTACAGCGTTTTCTACTACTGCTTCGTCACTCATGCGTTATGCTCCTGCCACATCATATCAATAAATAGTACTAAACTTCTATAATAGCATAATTTGAAGTGATAAGAATGCCTGCTACTGAAACGGCATTTTGCAGCGCACATCGCGTAACACGAGCCGGGTCAATGATGCCCGAACCTAAAACATCAACAATCGCTCCATTATTGAAATCATAACCATAATTAATTTCTTCTAGTTGCACTTGATCTAAAATCAAATCCGGCGATTCACCAGCGTTTTTACACATCTGGCGTAAAGGTTCTCTAATTGCCTGTTGAACAATCTTTACTCCTAGCTCTTGCCAATCATTATCGATTGTATCTTTTACATTGTCAAGCAATGTTTGTGAGTGCTGTACTAAAAATGAGCCACCACCAGGAAGAATACCTTCCATTTGCGCTGAACGGACAGATTCTAAAGCATCTTCAATGCGATGGCGTTTTTCAATCATCTCAATTTCAGTGGCTGCGCCAACACGAATAACAGAAACACCAGAAGCTAAACGAGTAATACGTTCTTGTATCTTTTCACATTCACTCAGGCTTTCGGTGTCTTGCATGATGGCTTTAAGCTTCTCAATTTGTCTTTCTACTTCTTCTAAGTCGCCGTTGCCACCCACCATGGTGGTAAAATTCTTTGTAACCTCAATCTTTTTAACTTCGCCAAAGTGTGTGAGCTTAGCGTCTTTGAGCTTAACGCCCATTTCTCTAGAAATCAAAGTAGCGCCAATTGAGACAGCTAAATCTTTTAATATGTTTCTTCTTTCCTCGCCATAACGTGGAGCTTTAATGCCGCATACTCTCATTGTTCCGCGCATGGCATTCATGATGAGAGCAGCCAAAGCCTGTCCTTCTATGTTTTCGGCAATGATTACAAATGGTCGCGATTCGCGAGCCGCAATCTCTAAGGCTGGTAACATATCTTCTACAGCTTCAATCTTTTCGTCTGTTACCATGACAAGCGGATTGTCATATCTAACGCAGCCACTTTGCTCCTCGTTAATAAAAGCTGTTGCTAAGTAACCACTGTCGAAACGAAAGCCTTCCACTAAATCCAAACTAGTTTCTAGTGAGCGCGCTTCTTCAATTGTAACAGAGCCATCCTTACCGGCAAGGTCGACAGCCTTAGCTACTAACTTGCCAATAACGTCGTCGCCGTTTGCCGCAATTGTAGCTATGTTTTGAATATCTTCTACGGATTTAATAGAAGTAGAGGCTGCTTCTATTTCTGTCACTAGGTGATTAATGGCTAGCTCCATTCCTTTTTTTAGTTCAATGGGTGGAGCGCCAGCAGTAAGATACTTTTGTGCTTCGCGATACATAGCATAAGTCAAAACTGTTGTAGTTGTAGTGCCATCGCCGGCTTCTTGATTTGTTTTCTCGGCAGCTTGCTTAACAATCTGCGCGCCGGTGTTTTGGATTGGGTCTTCTAAATCAATAAACTTGGCAACCGTAACACCATCTTTGGTTGTGATAGGGTTTTTACCCTTTTGATGTAGTATCACAGTGCGACCCTTGGGTCCTAGTGTTGATGCTACATTTTCTGCAACAATTCTAATACCTTCTTCCAAGCCTTGTCGAAGGTTTTGTGAGTGGCTATAGTCTTTCATTTTAAACACCTCTGCGTTATATTATATTATTTTTTTAATTATTGTCAAGCTTATTTTCCTCTTTCTTTGGGATAAGAAAGATTTATTCTCTTTGGGTTAAGCTCTGTAAATAACTTGCGTAGTCGTTTTGTCTCTGTTTTTGTCTTGCCCAATATATAACAATACTTATGTTTGGGTGGGACTGCTCGGGATTTACAAGAGGAGCGATACTTTTCCTCCTCGGCTTTAATCTTTACTTTCACCTCTAGCGGGATTATATCCCAATTGGGTGAATATTTTTTCATCCAACCTTTCCAAGTGTCTGCGTCTATGCCTATGTTTGCAGCATACATTTTATATTTTGATTTCTTACGGAAATCTCTGCTGCTGAACCAACCAACTTGTGGTTTGTTGGGGTCTAAATATTGCTTATTTGTGCCACTAGTTTGCCCTAAATACATCCAGTTCATAGCTTGGTATATAGTTCCTAGTTCCTTGGCTTCTGGGTCTGAATATGCTGTAAATATGCGAAAGTTTGTATGCTTTACCATCCACTTGACTGAGGATGAAACGAGCCAAGATGCTAAGTTCTTTGGTGCCCAGCTAATACTGGCACCACGAGCTACTAACTTTTCTAAATCTCTATTCTCTTTTCCTAATAGATGACTGAATGCGTTGGGTGTCGCCATAATGATTACGCCAGCCAGAGCATTATTCTTTTTTAATCTTGCTGTAAATCTTTGTGTTGGGCGATTGGGTATCTTCCCTAGCCATTCATGTCGTTCTATAAATTGTTTTATTTCGGCGCAAGTTTCCTTATCTGTCTTGTCGACATAAGCAAAGTCAAAGTCGCTTGTGCGTAGTTGTTCGGCTTCGGCTTTGGATAAGCCAATCTCTTTGAGATCTTCTTCTATGTTCTGAAGTCGTATCTCATATTGCCAACAGTGTTGTTTGTTATAATCTTTAAAGCGTTCTTGTACGAGCACTTATTCCTCTGTTCTAGTTCGAGTTAACATTTTATCAATAAAGTTTCCATATTCAAGATATATACGGAATGCGCCAGCCGTTTCTGCTTTGGGACGAATTGAAAACAACAACGCTTCCTTTCCTTTGATATCGTCTGATTTTATATATACTTTTAAATAAGGAGGTCCGTTGGTTTTTCTTTCTATTTTTGTTTCTAAATCAATGTCATCTAGCGTATTAACTATCTCTTCTACATTTAATATTCTAAATTTATCTTTTTCCAGATTTAATAAATCCACATTAGATTCATCTTTCATCACGGCAGTCTTTAGAGCATTTAGCAAATCTCTTACTTGTTGTCGATTTGCGAAGCCAATTGATAAATTTGTTTCAATCGATTGGCTTATATCTTCTAACATCTTATTGACCAAATCATAATATGTTTTTTTATCTTGTTGAATAAGCATAGTTTCATATTCTTCTTTATATTGGCTGACATCTGTATCAAATATATTTCCAAGCCATGCTGCTACTTTTTCAAATGACTTGCCTCCAACCTGCGCAACCTGGCGCGTGTCTTTTTTCATAGAATAAGATTGTAGTTTATCTCCATCTTGCTTTCCCTTCTTCTTTTTGCCATATAGATGTAAATCTGCTTTGGAACCCATTTGATCAATCGCTCCACTGACATCAATAACAAATTCTTTATACCCTGCTGCTTTCTCTCTGGATTTCCTCCCTATCAAGCCGCTTAATATATTTCTAAAATAATCGGAATTAACATATCTTAGTACATTTCCATATACTTCTTGGAGTTCTGCCTGTTTGTGTTTGTCGTCCAAGCTTATAAGATCTTTGTAATTACCGGTGTTTAAAGATAGTTTGAAAACTAAATCCAACACGACGTCATTAATGTCTGTGAAAGTCCCTGTGAGAGTTTTAGTTGTTTTACTTTTACTCGCATGTGTATCTGCTTCCTTGGAAAGATCTGAAATAACGTTTTTAATTAATTGTCGCGTGACTTTTTTACGATATCGTTGAAAAGCTGCAAATATGGCTGCTCCAAGTATTCCTTCAGCAACATCTCCCTTATTAGAAATTCTCCCTTCAGTGGAGGTACCCTGAGCCAATTCAATTTTATCCCCATTTGGAAATATTCCTCGATAGAAAAACCCTCCCTTGGTTTTATCCTTATCAGGGGTTAGCTCATATTGTTGTTTTAAAAGATTAATAACAGCGTGACGAGTGATGCGGCTTCCGACATTAGTCAGGCGCCATGTAGTTGCCGTAGTGGTAGGGTTCTCTTGTATATCTGGATAAGTTTGTTTTAAAAAATCAAGCACGTCGCTGCGAAATGTTAGAGATTGCTCACTCAACACTTCATCAAACATCTCATACAACATTTGTTTTGTGAACGTTTTAGTACGCGGCGCAAAATAGTTTTCTACAAGCTTATCAAGTTCAGACATATTATAAATAGTTCCTTATACGATGATATCGGCAATCCCTAGTTCTACTGCTTCTTTGGCACTCAAATAAACATCGACTTTCTTATTGAGCATATTATTTAATTTTCTTTTTGTCAAGTTCGTTTCTTCTACAAGGGCATCAATATGCTGGTTTTGTAAATAACGAGTTTCTTTCATTTCGTTTTCTAATGAGTGAATAGCTCCGTAGTGTCCTCCACGGACTGAATGCATCATTATCCTTGTGTGCTTACCTACTCGTCTTTCACCTTTGGTTCCAGCGGCTAGGAGAAGGACACCGGCTGACATTACCTTGCCAACTCCGTATGTAAAGATTGGGCAATCCTCGCGCATCAATCGCATTAAGTCATAGATGGCGAACATACCAAGGGCATCGCCGCCCCAAGTAGAAATATAAAAATCAACTGGGTGGGCGATTACTTCTTTGCTATCGGGTGTAGCTATTTCGTGGCACGTATGGCGAAGGTACAAAAGCCCTGTGCATACTTCCTGTATTTGATCATCGTCTAGGTTCCCAAATAAAGTAACCGCTCTCATAGGAGGAGCGGCTGGTGGAGCATTCGCTAATATGTCTAATATATTGGGTTCGGGCACCTCTACTTCTTCTTTTGCAGACTTCTTTTTTTTAGGCATTTATTCAACTTCCTTGTTTATAGTTGTTTCACGCTTAGCACGTAATACCTTTTTATAGTGACTGTCTAATGCTTTCATAATATCATCCCAGTTCTCTATTTCCAAGGCATCTCTATAAGTAGGTGGAAGTGCCTCTTTTAGACCACGTGCAGTATCCCGTTTCCATTCGAGAAAAGCCGCTTCATCTGTATTTTTGAATATTTTTATTTTTTCTTCATCGATGTGAGAATCTTCCATAGATATATATTTTGCCGTCATCGCAAAAATTAGTTGTTCATAAGCGAAGCCAATCAGCTTAAAAGCGTGTATTTTGACTTCGTTAACGTATTGTACTTTTTTGTGAAAGGAAATGAGCTTATCTATACCAAGATAAACGAAACCACCCAAGAAAAACCAAAAGAATTCATGCATCTAATACCTCACTCTGTAAGGATAGTATATTTTACTTGTTCTTTTTTGTCAAGAGTCTTTTTGCTACACGGCGAGCAATTTCTTGGACTAACTCTTCTTCGCCCATATCCTCTTCAGCTTCTTCTTCGGCAGGAGGCTCCATGTCGAGTTCTTCTTCGCCGCCTTCTAACTCTTCTTCACCGCCCATGTCAAGCTCTTCTTCGCCACCCATATCAGGGGCTTCGAGTTCTTCACCTTCGGGGGCGGCTTCCATAGCAGCGCGAACCTTATCGGCAACCTTGAGGAAAGCATCAGCTTCTTCATCGGTAAGGGTAAGCTCACCGGCTTCCTCTCCACCTTCTAGGTCTTCTTCGCCCTCTACAGGCTCTTCTTCCATGTCCATTTCTACATCGAACTCTTCTTCGCCTTCAGCGGGTTCTTCACCCATTTCTTCTTCGGCAGCGAATTCGTCTTCGACAGGTGCATCACCTTCATCATCTTGATAAACTGCGGCTTCTTCTTGGAACATCTCGTTGATAAAATTACCAGCTAATGGTTCCATCTCAGCTAATTTCATGAAGCGGCGAACGGTGCCCTCTTCTAGTAGTGTTTTCTTAGACATTTTAATCTCCTTGACTAAGTTGTGTTAGATGCAACGCATCTTTTGGTTTAGTGGTTGTTATAATTAGTATGTTTTTTCAATAAAGTTATTTTTTTGGATTTTCTTTAGTACTTCTTTTTCTATTTGGGTCACTCGGACATAAGAAATGCCTAGACGTTCGCCAACTTGCTTCAAAGTCATGAATCCATTTTTCTTAATTGCTATCTCTGTACAATTGAGATCTTCACCGTATTCAATCCACAATCTACATTCTTTTTTCTTACAACATTCTTTATCTTTTACACACTCTTCTGCACATATTTTCATAGATCCTCCTCTCTTTCGATCATGTCAAAAATATCTTCTATTTCATCTTGATTCAACCCAAAACGGTTGATAATGTCTTGTTCTTTTTTTCTTATTTCTTTTGCTTTCTTCATTCTGAACTTTCTTGCCAACATACTGCTTTCTTTCATTTTTTCTATAAATGGCATTAGGGTTGGATCTTCCAAAAGATAAGCTTTTATATATTCATTAAAAAACCAGAACTTTGTTATATCATCAAATTTGAGCTTGATGCGTAGGTTTGCATCTAAAGTTCCTAAACTTGGAACTCTAATGTATTTTGCATCTTCTGGTAATATTTTTCTTTTTTTCATCTTGTAAGAATATGCGTTCTGCTTTCTCCAAGCCCTGCAACTGTTTGACGAATGAACTCTGCTTTTGTCCATAATTCAGTAATGTTCCGTGCTCCTGAATATGAAAAGCCAGATGTAATGCCATTTCCAATGTCGCGTAAAACATGTTCAACAGAGCCTTTGTATGGGATGCGTGTGGATATACCTTCGTTAGAAGAATACTTTCCGCGCCAATTGATTTGTGCTTCCTTGCTAGCCATACCTCTGTATATTTTATATTGCGAATTGTTGGCGTCTTCAATAATAAAGCCGGGTGATTGTTTTGTTCCAGCAAGCATAGAACCTAGCATTACAAAGTCTGCTCCTGCTGCTAATGCCTTGACTACATCGCCAGAATTTCTAATACCGCCGTCAGCAATGATCTTTGCGTCTCTATCGCTGACAGCACAATCCATAATCGTTTGTAGTCCCGGCACACCGTGACCAGTTTGAATTCTAGTAGAGCAGATAGAGCCGCCGCCAACGTTGCACCTTACACTGTCAGCGCCCCAATCAGCCAAAGCTTCGTAGCCTTCTAGCGTTGCAACGTTGCCAGCCATAAGATGAACTGCAGTGCCAAAGACATTGCGTAGTGTCTCTAAAGCGTTTTTCATAAGGACGTGATGCCCATGGGCAATGTCAATGCATATGACGTTTGCTCCTGCATCAAACAACGCACAGGCTCGACTTTCATAATCGCCTGTTACACCAACGGCTGCGGCGATAGGAGCAAAGCCTATGTTTTGTTGGATTAGGTTTACAATCGCAACTTGTTCAGCAGGGGAGTTATAGCGATGGACGACGCCCAGCCCTCCTGCCTCTGATATATCGATTGCCATATCATATTCTGTTACTGTGTCCATTGGGGAAGAAATGATTGGTAACTCTAAAAATGTATTATCATCTAAATAATTACCAATGACCACTTCTTGTCTGCTCTCAATATCAGAATATTGAGGTACTAATAATACGTCATCATACGTTAGAGCTTGTTTCATTTTCCACCTCTTGAATGAGCTTGTTCAGATACCATCGAGCTTTCTTTAGGTCTCTAAGGGATTGTCCCTTGTAGGGATGTCTCGTGACATACTTAACGATATTGCTTTCTGGATAATCCATTTTCCACGAACGAATATAATCGTATGTTTGAATAGTCTGCTCACCTTTCCAATTGATATTGTAATGCGGTGGCTGATTGATTGTTATATCTTTCTCTATTTCTTCTACCACTGTTTTGTTTTGCTTTTCCATAGTGCCCTCCCTATTAGTATTCCTATAAACAAACATGTAACATTAGATGCTGTTAGCATCAATGCTACGATCACTTGATCATCTAGCATATAAACTCCATTGTAATTTATTCTTCTTTCTTTTGCAATAGAAAAACTATAATAATTATGAATAATATTATTATTTCTATCTGCTTTATAAAGTCTGGGGTAGACTTATATTCTTCTAATAAGGTTAGTATCAAGACTAACCTAATTCAGCCCAACTGCCCTCAATAACATCGACATCTTTTTCTTCCAAGATGCTTATTAGATTGTCCCATTCCTCTGGATTTGTTGTTTCTGTGTGAGTGTCAAAGAGAACATAAGTAGCATCGTAGTCAAAGCCTTGAAGACCTTGCACATAACCACCACGAGCATATTCGAATAATGTTACTTTCTCTGGCTCGACACCATACTTCTCTTCAAAAATTTCGAGGAGAGGGGCGTCATTACTGCCTTCTTCCCACTCTAGGAACTCATCGGCAATTTCTAGTTCCTCTGCTAAATCGTAATCGATTGCAAAACCTTTATTTCTCTGTGGATAGTATTCCATTTATAAGTTTTCCTTTTTTTTGTTTAAACGCTCTTGTAGTCCTTGTATAATTTCCATTGCTTTTTCCCAACAGTTGGGGCAATAGAGATTTACTTTATCTTCTTCTTCTCTTACGACGACGTTCCAAGTCATGACTTGTTCTTTATCCATTCTATTAAATGGTTTTTGACATGTCAAGCATTTATCGTCCATTTTTCCAAATAGTGCAACTTTTGTTGCCATTTCTTTTTCGGCTGACTTCTTTTCTTTAGTTGCTTGTTTTCTACGTAATTTTCTTTCTAAGCTCATGGTACCCTCAATTTATTAAGCTGCTCTCCAGCCATCCAGTTTTGATCACAATCTCCGCGAATACCGGGGACGGCTCCGCTTCCAGTCCATTGCCAAACATCCCATTCATCCCATAATGTAGTTGTACGCGCTGGCTCAACGCCACTATTATAACTTGCTAGCCATAGTGGGTATGAAGCTAATTTGTTTTGGAATTCTTTGTTTGCTTTCATAACATATAGCTGCCAAGCCCAACGTGCTGTGTACACGATTGGTTTTACTTTTGTTTCACAGCCAACTTTATATAGCCAGTTGAGGTACCACTCGCAATTGTAGTTGTCATCTACCTTTACGCCATTTTCAACGTCAAGCATTGGTACCAAATCGCCGGTTTCTAATCCAACTTTTTCTATTTGTTCTAGAAAGTGGTCTGCTTCTTTCTCCCAGTCAAGGGGATCTCCGCTATATGTGTCTGGTCTTCCAAAGTGATAAGCGCCTACAATGACGTCATTATCTCTTGCATCGTGAAATTTCTTTTCAAAGCCGGGATTGACGTGGGTTGTACCCTCGGAAGTCTTTATCCAAGCATAGCGCACCCCTGCTTCGCTTACCTTCTTGAAATCGATAGTGCCGTTATGACTTGATACGTCAATACCGGGTAGTACTTCAATTCCTAGATTGCCAAGCGTTTGTGGTCCAGCAATGCCATCAATGCCAAGACCGTTGTGTTGCTGGTAAGATCTAACTTCTGCTTCTGTTTTAGGACCAAATTTGCCATCAGCGACAGTCGGTAGTTTACTTTGTAATCTTTTTACCTCTTGTCCTTCGTCGCCTTTTCTTAATGTATATATAAAACTCATTATCTAACTCCTGTGCTTCCAAAGCCGCCTAAGCCTCGTTCAGACCCTTGGTTTAGGGTGTCTTCTGTTACTTCTTCTATACTGCAATGAACAATCGGTATTAGTACCGCTTGCGCTATCTTGTCACCGGGAGCTATACATTGAGTTGTTATGCCAATATTGTGAAGATTGACGTATACCTCTCCATCGTAGCCGGGATCTACTACGCAAGCACCGGTAATTAGTTGCCGTTTAGATGCAATGCCCGATTTATTTTTGATTTCTAGCATATACCCATATGGAACCTCTACTTTTATTCCTGTTGGAATTAGTCGAGATTCCTTTGGTGGGATAAAATAATTCTTTGAGCAATCATATAATTTCTTTTCACCGTTGGGGCAATAGAACAAGTCCATACCCGCATCAGTATTATGTGCTCGTAGTGGCAATTTTGCGTTTTCACGCAGACGATATACTTTTAGGTTCATTGTTTCCTCCTTTATCCTAATAGTTTCCACTCGTGGATTCCTCTTGTGGAGAAACCCCATTGTTCTTCAAACTTAAGTTTTGCCATATAAGGGCGATTTACAAAGATTTTATCTTTGCCGGGTCTTACTCCCCAACAGCGAATATCTGTCATTGCTGAGTTCTTATCAATCGTCTTGATAACATAGTAAGGTCTACCTTTTGCTGTTTTACGTTTGATTACTTCGCGTGGAATGAACCAAGCTACTCCGAGATCGTGGTCCCACTCTGATATGGTTGGGACTTTATAAAAATCTAATCTCTGAAGAATATCGTCAGACATAATCAACTTGAATGGAAAGACGC